ATTGGTAAATATGGTTCAATAGCCAACTCTAAGACTACAATACACCATTATGAAAAGGTAGTTGCCAGAACAATATCAGATATTACTACTGAGTTCAGATATGTGGTTGATTATAGCTCTAAGACAAATAGTATAATTAATATGTCCGATGTGACAGGAGCATTCTCAAATGGAGAAGCTGTATATCAAGGATCAAACCTAGCCAACGCAAGCTTTTCTGCTAATGTTATCTACTGGAATGTTACCGATAATGAATTAACACTAGCCAATACCGTTGGACAAGTTCTACGATATAATGAATTGATAGGTGATAGTAGCAGCGCAAATGGTACTGTAGCCTCATTTAAAATACCAGATGTTCCATATGATTATTATCTCAGTCTGCCAGCTACACAGAGCGTATCTACAATTCTGAGGAATACTCTACACACTATGATATAGAGGTTGATGGTGTTCCTTCTGAATTGATGGAAGAAATAACGGTCAGAGAAATTATTCTGGGTGAAAGTCTTCTGACACCAGGACTTCAAACTTCTGTCAGAGTACATAGCTTTCTTCATACAAGTGCATATAAAAATATAGATTTATTCAAGAACAAGACAATTAGAATTAAAATATCTCGTCCTATTCTAAAGGTAAAGAGTGGAGTAAATCCTGCATATAATGAGAGTATGACTATAGCTCAGACAATTTATAGAGTAGATAGTCGCAAGCTTATTAATAACCAGACAGAAGAGTTTATCATAAGAGCCTGTGATCCAACACAATTAAATGACCTAGAAACTCTCGTAAGTAAATCTTGGAAATGCGCTACACCATCTGATGTAGCTTCTTATGTTTTGAGAACGTGTGCTGGTGTTGAAAAATTAAATATTGAACCGTCAAACTTTGGTAGTGGATATGGCGCAGATAATATTCATCCATTTCAGGTTGTAAATCAACAGGCTAGTCGTGCTGTTTATGGCGCTGACGATCCTTCATTTGTCCACTTCATGACATATGAGAATGGAGGAACACACTATTTCAGATCAGTAACAAGTCTCAGCGAACAGGGACCAATGATTGTATATGGATATGATGAAACGTCGAACTCATATAAGAACGTCGATGGTATCATGACATATAGTTTCCCTTGTGATTTTGATCTCATGTCGGACATATTAAATGGCATAGATCGCGATGGTAATAATATTAATTCGATCATGTTATTTAATCCATGGAATAAATCATACAGTCTTTTAGGCAGTCAGATTACAGGATGTGGTGTCGGTGCTGGTGTTATCAAACATGCCATTTCAAATATGAACAGCGCCAAAAATCAAGATATGTGCCCAGATTATAGTAATGTCTTTCTACTTAAAAGACAAGCTAGAATGTCAATCCTCGAAAGAGAAAAGACAGCATTAAGACTCACAGTTCCATTCAATACTGATCTACACGCAGGTAAGGTTATTCAGGTCAATCTATATAATAAAGATACAAAGGGTGTTCTATACGGTTCAGGTGATTATCTCATCGTCAGTATGTTCCATCAGATATTAGATGGTGGACTTGGTACGACAACCATGGAATGCGTAACAAGAACAGCGGGACAGAAAGGTATAGTATGAGTTTGCCAAAGAGTTCGGCCGCTTCAGGTCTGCTATATGGTATCGTAGTTGGTGGTGATCAGAGCGATCCAGATCCAGATCAGGCTAATGGTCTTCGTGTTTATTTCCCAACTATTCACGGCAAAGATGTTAAAGTAAAAGACCTAGCCTTTAGTCCACGTATTCTGAGTCCAGACCGTGCCGCAATGCAATCGTTTTCTGGTGGTCTTGATCCAGGTTCTATGGTCGTAGCTTATAAAGATACAGGTTCTACACAGTGCCAGATTCTAGGTCTGGCTTCTGATCTGAATAATTATGAAAGCAATATTCCTGGTAACATAGGTCTTTTACAGATTGCACCTATCCTTGCGCAGTATCTCAACATGAGTACTGGTGTTTCTAGACCACCTACTATTCAACAGAGTACAGAGGGTGGTGCAAAGATATTCAAGATCAATGAGAGGGGCGATCACAATCATAATCTACTCAAAGGTCTGCCTACTCACGGTGCATTGTTTCCACTAAATGGAATACCTATTGATCCAATCAAAAGTATCACTACTGCAATTGAAGCTGCAACAAATATACCAACAGAGGGTCTATTAAACTCTCTACCAGGTGTTGCGGTGTCACTTGGTAGTCTTCTTAATAATATTCTAGCTGTTAAAAATTCTAGTAAGCAGCTTAAAAATAAAATGTCATCTTCAACGTTTAATGCATTAGGTAGCATGAACGCTCTAATTCAATCTATGGAACAGGGTGAGAGTTCTGGCTTCATGACCTCTGGTCGTGTAAATCAGGAAGTCTACACTGCAAATGCAATAGACCTATTATCACAATGTACCAATCTTTCTGATTTGACAGCTTCTATGTTAAGACTCCAATCAGACACAACACTATTTGGTATGGAAGCATACGGACCTACAGTTGTAGAGCAAGAGACTGAATTTGGTAAAATTAAGACTAGCTATGGTGCGACAGGAGATCAGATGACATTAACACCTGCAACAGTAGCACAAGGTCTTAGTGCTTTGTCTAGTCTCATGTCATCTGCTTCAGGATTTCCCAGCGTTGTCCCTGGTCAAAATCTTTTTGGTCAATCATCAGGCACAATGTTGAATATGATACAGAGATTAGCACCAGGACAAGCTAGTGCGGCTATTTCTTTATTGAATCAAGTTAATACAAGTGGAGTAGCTAAAGAGCTCCATAAAATGATTGAAAAAGTAGTTCAGGGTGGAAATCCTATTGATGATATTAAGTGAGGTAAAAAAGATTTAAATGGCAGTTCAAGATCCAACAGCAGCAGCAAAAGCAGCATTTCCTGGTCAACAATTCAGTACAGGTGATGCTATTACTATTTCAGGTGAAACATACACATATGATGGAAAAGCTTTTATGCCTGGTGCTGCGCCAGGTGTAGCTGGCACATCGTCAGGCGAAACATTATCAGATACACCACCTAAATGGGACGAGACACAAGACGCTAGAAAATTGCCTGGCGCTGGTAAATATCCTAATTATTGGGCACATAAGACCAGATCAGGTCATGTCTTTATGATGGATGATAGTAAGGGCGCTGAGAGTATTACTATTCAGCATCGTGGTGGTTCATATTCGCGCACAGAAAGGTCAACACACAGTTGTTTTCGGTGAAAATAGAATGTATGTGACGGGTGCTTATGATATCACTGTAGATGGTGCTGCGTCGATGAATGTAAAGAAAGATATGAATATCAATGCAAAAAATATGAACTTCACGGCTAGTGGTGATATGAATATTAAAGCTACAAATTTAAATCTTCAGCCCACAGGTAAACTAGAAATAGCAGGATCAGCAGTAACATTGAAGTCAAACTCACATATCGGCATTGAATCTCATGGAGCAATTGGTATCGTATCGAAAGATGGTATGTCTATTGCATCTAAGGATGCTGAAGTTGTTATTGTGGCCAGCAAAGATATTGGTATTCAGTCTAAGAATGGTAAGTTTATAGCACAGTCGGCTACAAACATGTCGTTGAAATCAGACCAAAAGATATCAATGAGAGGTGAAGGAAAAGTATCTCTCGTTTCTGGTAATATAGTAGCTATAGATGGTGATGTAGATGTTAAAGTACAACAAGGTGCTTCTGAACCACCAGATGCACAAAAAACTATTCAGATTACCAAGTCAACTGCATAACACATAAATAACAATATGGTACAGACAGAAAGAAAACCAACATATTCAGACTTAGACTTAGACTTTATCGCTCATCCTACAACGGGTGATATTGTCATTAAAAAAGGAGAGGATGCTATCAAGCGTTCTGTCCGCAATCTTATTTTGACAAATTTCTATGATCGACCATTCAGATCATTTATCGGTTCAAATGCGCTAAAACTTCTATTTGAAAATGCTAATGCTATTACAGCGACCCTATTGAAAGATGCTATCCGTGAAGTCATAGAAAACTATGAGCCGCGTGTCAAACTAACGGATATAGATTTGAATTTTGATTATGATAATAACGGTTATAATGTCACTATGCGATACATCATTTTAAATAGAGAACAACCTGTTATCATAAACTTATTCCTGGAAAGAATTAGATGAGTACTTCAAATACAGCTTTAAGAGTAACCGAACTAGACTTCAATGCAATCAAATCAAATCTGAAAGCTTTTCTTCGTAGCCAGTCAGAGTTTCAAGATTTTGATTTTGAAGGTTCTGGTATGTCTGTTCTTCTGGACATACTGGCCTACAATACTCATTATATGAGCTTCTATCTCAATATGGTAGCCAATGAGAGTTTCCTAGATAGTTCTCAGCTCAGAGCCTCAGTTCTTTCCCACGCTAAAGCCATTGGTTACGTGCCCACAAGTAAGCAGGGTTCGCAAGCACTATTAAACATGGTTGTGACACCTAGTGGTACTGAATCAAACACAGCAACATCAATTGTCCTAGACAAATATACTAGATTTTTAGGTCAAGATATTGATGGTGTAAACTATCCTTTTGTGGCTCTATATTCTAATACTGCTAGTAAATCTGGCGGATCATTTAATT